TGCATGGTTTGGTGCGAATATGCCCATAACATCTCTAAGTTTTGAAAAGTCTATTACATTGTCTTCACCATAGCTAAACATATTTGAAAACTCAAACTTTTTAGGTAACCATCTTACTCCTCTAGAAATTTCTATGTTTGAAAGATTTTTATTTAACTCTGCATTTATATTTTTTATTCTTCTTATTGTTTCGTCATCTGCAGGATGGTTTGTTCCTATATACTCTTCAAGTAATTCATTTTGATATTGCACATCTCTGATATCTCTTGTTACAGCTCTTGTTGTTTTATTTTGAGCATTAAGCTTGTCTTTTTTTATTATTACAATATCAGTTGTTTTGCATTTACTTTTTATTTCTTTTATTATATTTTTTAATTGAGCCTGTGTAGTGTTTTCTGTTTTAATTCTAACTCTAGGATATTTTGGTATGCTGTCAATGTTTGGTAGTACACCTTCACTAACATCTATTGTATAAAATCCATGCTGATTTTCAAAATTTACAAACCTAGCATTTCTATTTTCTATATCCCATATTGCACAGCCGTGGTTTTCAAATGATTCACCAAAGTTTTGCTGTATAAGTGAGCCTACTTGTAATATTGTCTTACCTTTATCATAGAATTGTCTTTTATGTATATCACCAAGCATTACCATATCATAACCATCAAACATAGATATTTTTAAATCATCACTTTCTACTTTAAATCCTGCATCTGTATACGACATATCTAGTGCGCCATGAAATAAAGCCACCTTAGTATCTGCATTAAAATCTTTTGATTTTATAAAAGTTTTAGGGTCATCAAATATACTAAACACAGCAAAGTGTGTACCTGCTATTTCATATACATCTGAGTCTTTTAAATAATGAAGCTGAGGGTGGTTTAACGAATTAATCATAGGTGAAAGAGAATCAAGTCTAGATGAGTTGTTTAAATTTGCATCATGATTACCTGTTATAACTATTGTATGTCTTCTGTCTGCCAGGTTTTTCAAAAACTCTGTAGTAAGCTTTATTAGCTCTGGTGATATATCAGTTTTACTATGTACTATATCACCTCCTACATATACAATTGAATTTTTAGGAAGCCTGTCTACTTCTTTATATAATTGTCTAAATACTTTTCTGTACTCTTTGTGTCTTTGATAGTTTCTTATGTGTATATCTGCAACGTGTAATACTGTTTCTAATTTTTCGAAACCTACATCAATTTTTTTAAAGTCCAAATTTCATCTCCAATAATCTTGCTAAATCAACGGTCTTTGATTGTTTTATCATAGAGGTTATTTTTTCATTTCCTAGCGTGCTAGGGTCTTCACCGTCTTTCATCTCTATTATTCTTACATCTATATTTTCAGATTGCAAACTTTCACATAGCGATATTGATTCTTGTTTTGCGTCGCTATCTAAAAGTATGTTAACTCTCTTTACTTTTTTCTCATTAAGCTTTAGTTTAAGTGACTTTGGTAAAAACTTTCCAAATATAGGAATTGAGTTTTCGCCTATTGCAATAGCATCAAATACACCTTCACATATATTAATGTCTTTGCTCCAGTTTATTAAAAGCTCAAAGCCAATTACATCTTTAGATGTTTTTGGATTTTTATGTTTAAAGTCAGTGTCATAATACGATCTGCCTACAAAATAATTTAAGTGTCCTTCTGTATTATAACTTGGTATAATTACCATTCCGCTATACTCGCCTGATTCGCAATATCCTATATTGTGTCGAAGTATATCTATTTTTGTTAATCCTCTTGATTTCAAATATCTTGCTGCATTTCTAAATTCAGGACTTTTTGGATTTCCATTAATCATAGGTACAAAGTCTAATGGCAATGATACGCTTTCAGCTTTCTCTATTTTTATATTTGAAACTCTTCCTGACAAAGATTGTGCTTCTTTTATTTTTCCAAACGCACCTAACTTTTTAAATATTCTTTCTATACCAACACCTTTTGTGCCACATACCCAACAATGCCATTTATGTGTTAGTATATTTATTACAAGCTTTTTCTTTCTATGATTACAATAAGGACAGTGAAAGGTTGCCTCATTCCCACTTTTGTCAGATTTTCCTAAAACAGATTCATAAAGATTTAACAATCGCCTACTTTTATTCATATAACTAATATAACAAAAAAATCCGATATATTAAAACTTTATCTCATTAATTTGCTTTTCTGTTTTAGATGTAAATCTAACTTTTGCAAATCTTCTAGGACCAATGCAGTCGTTGTAAAAATCTTCTTTTACCGAAACATGATATCTGTGGTGTATATTTTCTTCTAAGTAATTTACCTGACCTTTAGTTTCACCCATTATTAATATCTCAAATTTAAAATTTTTCTTTCCTAGTTTTTCTATATCTTTGTTTAATGACTTTGAAGAGCCTGTATAATCTCTCCAGTTAGAATCTTTTCTTATTATTTTTCTACGCTTTTTTCCTTTTACTTTTACTCTTCGAGTAGTGCCAAAGTATTTTCTGCCTATATATTTTTTACCGCTTTTTAAATTAGTGATAAGATAAACAAAACCAAATTCGTTTTCAGGCGCCTCTTTTATAGGCTTGCCTTTGTATAACCAATGACTCATATTTCTTTTTTATGTATCGAATGAAACTACAAATGTTGTATCATATTCATTTGATTTTCTTATAGGTCTCGATAATTTACCTACAGCAACAAGTCTCGCGTTATCGTCATACAATCCTATTGTAGTAACATAAGGTGACCATTCAGAACCTGTTGTAAATGATTTTACTATTCCATATTTTGATTGACTTACTATTGTTGGATTCATTGTAAATCCATACTCTCGCTCTTTAACATGGCAATTATATTCGTGCTCTATTATAGTGTGCGTGTTTTGAAGAGACATTGTACATTCCTTAAGCAAGCCTGCGTATACAGTTGCTTCATCTGTGACTGTCAATATTCCGTGGTTATAAAAAACATTTCCCACCTTATTTTCAAATGCCGGATTTGCTTGTACAAAAGTTCGCTCTGCAGTACTCAATGCCTGCTTAAATATCATTGCTTGAGAAATTGAAAATCTAGCGTGTCCTTGATATTGTGTTATAGGCCTTCGTTTTCTACTATATTTCGTAGACTCATTAAACTTATATTTTTTAGAATCATAAGCTCTTGCACCTATTATTATATCTCCTTTATTATGTATCGATCCTTCAGGCTTGAGAATTTGAGCTGAGGTACCTGATAAATTATTGTCAACGTAAAACGAATAAGTGTTACCTGTCTTTGTAAGTATAAGACTCCTAAAATCTCCACCTACACTTACGTTTGATATAAACTCTATTGTATTTAATCCATTAGAAACTCTTGCACAATATTTTCCAGGAGAACCGTGACCTCTGTCAGTATATCCTATTTCAAAAGGACAACCTGCTCTTCCATGAGGGTCATACTTTGATATTAAACTTATAAAATTACCTGTGTCAGGGTTAGCTGCAGCAATGGCTCCATCAGCTGCATGCTCTGCAGAAGCACTTACTCTTATATAGACTGAATAATCCTCGTCGTGTCTAAAGTCAAACTGGCTAGCGTTTTTTGCTATTATTATGCTTTGATTTTCTGCTATCGTTCTTGAGTGTGTAGTTGCTGGAGTTGCACCGTCAAACGTAGCTATTGTACCTTCTGATGCTCTTTCTATAAAAACATTATATGCTTCAACTTGATTTCCATATCTTGACCTTTCAAAAAATCTTGTTCTATTAGACAAATCAAAAAACTCTTTACCGCTATCTCGATAATAGCTACTGCTTGCCAAAGTATTAATACTATGAGCACTAATAGTTGAGTTTTCTCTATTATATAAATCTTTTGTAAAGTTTAATGTAAGTACACTTTTAGAAGAATAAGTTATTGATTCACTTGCAGATGTTATAAATCTAGATACATTTATCAAGTTTCCAAATCCGTCATCTATTAATTTTAAATTAGATGCTTCATTGCTTATTGTTACAGAACCTTTTTTTATAGATTCTCCAAATATCTTTTGAGGTACAGATAGCACTTGCGCTGTTTTTCCTAAAGACCTTATTTCTTTTTCATAGCCGCTGTTGTCTAATGTTTGTGTAGGGTCATTAGGATTTGTATAGTACATACCTTGAAGAGAATCATGTATAGACCTTTTAAAATATCCATTTGTAGTAACAGAATGTGGTGATGATGTTGTTATTTGAAGATATGAGCCAAACTCATTAGGCATAAAGTCAGTATCGTCAAATTCAGAATCGTATGCAAAGATACTTAGTGATACAATTCTTATATCAGTTCCTTTGGCAGACGCTGTAGGTGTGAAGTCTGTTATTACTGACTGTTCATAACCTTTTTCATAATAACTACCTGTATAATTTGAAACATTTACATAATAGTATTTGTTGGCCTGAAACGGAGTAATTTCGATATCGCCCTTTCTGAATTTTTTGAATACACCGGACATTCTTAACTCCTATTTATTAAAATTCTAATTTAATTCTAACTAACGCTTCTCTTGTAAATGATTTCAATAAAGGTTTACTTAATTTTGCAGTTGCTAATAATTCATTGTTATCGTTGTACATACCAACAGTTGTTATATACACCTTAGGGTCTCTGTACATAGATGGGTGAGCAAATTGTCCTTGAGAACCAGATGTAAATGTTGGATTATTACTAAAGTTATATTCAGCGTTTTTAAGCCTTACAAAGTAATGAGTTGAAAATACACGTTCAGCACTTCTTGCAGCGAATGAACCGAGATTACTTGAGCCTGTAAAAAATCCTACAACATCATTAAGTACAGGATTAACATTTGTACTACCTACGTTATTTCCTCCACCAGGACACCAACAATAATTTGTAGTATCTAATGTCATATTCATAAGTCTAGGTGAAAGCATTATAACTCCCATATCTGGATAAAACCATCCATATTGAGTTGGATTTGATATTACAGCACCGGAATCAGTTGTTATACCTATTGAACCTGTTACAACTTTATATAACTGTCCATAATCTCCTAATGTAGCAGCGTTTGCAGAACTGTCATCTGTCAATGTAAATATACCAGAAGGTGCAGCACCGTGGCCGCCATCTAGAAGAGAACTTGATATTGTTAGTGTCCAGTTACCTGGATCGATTCTTTCCTTAAATCTATTTCTGTTTACGTTAATAAAAATAGATGACGTTTCATTTGTTCCGTTTATTGTAAACTGCTCATCACCTGGAGTCAAAAGTAAATTTGCATATTGAGAGTATATAGCTTTAGTAGGCGTTTTACCTTCAGAAGCATATTGACTTACAGGAGCAGAACCTGAACCATGATAGTGACCGTAAGCTACTGCAAACTGAGGTTCTGCAGATGGTGTTGTTTGTGGGTCTTCTCTATAAAATTCTTTATAATATATTCCTGACGCTGCGTCCTGTACTGATGATGTAAATAATTCGTTTCCAGAATCTAATAACTCACCATCGTTGTTAGACCACATTGCTGCAGTTATTGTATCAGCTTGAGCATTTTCTACAATGTCGCCAGGTTCGAATCTTGAATAAAGAGGAGTTATTCTCGGCCTTGATGGACGAGATAGTCTTCTGTTGCTTCTACCTACTCTAGAACTATAGTTTCTAGATAGAGCACCGTCTCTTTCAAATCTTGGTGATGTTCCGTAGTCGTTTGTTGCCATTGTTATTCCCTATTATCTTTCAAAGTAATAATCTTCAACAAGGTTAGAAGCTGTATTTTCTTTCTTAACTGTAACGTTAATAGTAACATATCCTCCGGTCTCATTTCCGATAATTGTTAGTGTTGTGTTTATATCAGATACAGGCTGTGGTTTTGCAACTAATTCAAATCTTGTTCCTACAACTGTTACTGAATTTCCTGTATCTCCAATATAATCTGCTGTTGTTGGATTAGTTCTTGTATTAACTCTTCCTCCTGGAGCAACATTAAGATAGCAAGCATCTGAATTCGATAGTATTGCTGTATATCCGTATGTTTTATTACCATTTGCAAAGTTTGCAGTGTTAGGTGTAATAGGAGCTTTATCTCCACCATACGTCAATGTTATATCAGTAACACCTACTGTAACTGTTGGCATTCTTGATATGTTTTTAGGAAGCGTAACTAATTTATGCTTCATTATATAATTTTCATTTGGTACTGCTTCTACAAGCGGTAAAGCTTCAATAGCCTGTCCGTAATAGTTTGTACCTAATTGATGATTAACGTCATATAAACCGTAATCGATTTCATCATCAGCCAATGCAAATTGAGTTATATTAAAAAACTCACTTCCTTTTGCTAGAAGCTCTCTACCTTTTTTGGTAAGAATTGCGTCAACTGTAATTGTGGTTTTATCTAAATATCCCATAATTTACTCCAAGTTCTTTTTCTTTATATATAAATATATCTTTTATTAATTTTATCTAATTGTATCCTGACTATATGCTGCTTCTAATGCACCTGCTGCTGCAGATGGAGAACCTACAACAAGAGAGTTAGGATTTGTATCTGTTATTTCTACTACCGGGCCTCCATCAACAGTACCTAATACCGGCATGTTAAAGTCAGAGCCTACAAGCTTACAGCCTGCAGAATATAATCTATTTTGAGCATTTGTTCTATAATCTTGAACATCTGCTACTTTATAACTTTTGCTTACAGGTCTTAGTCCTGAGCGGTAATAACCGCTTGCTAATTCAGCTGGTGAATATCCACTCATACTAACCGCAGATGGAGCATTGCCACCAGTGCTACCACTATTACCCATATTGTTCAATGGTGCGAAATAATGATAATCAGGTTTTAAATATTTCCTTGAAGGTCTAGAGTGGTGATAATACTTTATATTACCTCTATCATTAAACTTTGCAATTTGAGTACTTCTTTGACTATGTCCATAAAATGGATGGTCAAATGCACGACTGCTTTGTTTAAAGTTTATGGTATCGTTTGCCGAAGCTTGATTAGAGTGAGCATGTCCTATAACACCCAATCCATAAAAACCTTCTGCTGTAATATCTGTTACATTCAACAAAAAGTCTCCACCATTTTCATAACTTGCACCGCCTTGTATTGCACTGGCTGTAGGATTAAAGTTTTGACCTACTACAGACTGAGAATACCAAGTCATATTATCCCAGTAATATCTAGAGCCTTGAATGTCTATTTTATGTCCGTATCTATCTCTTGTATCTATTAGTACCTCAATTTCACCTGATGATTTTTCTGAACCTGATAGAAAACCTGTATGTGCTTGTACTGCATCTCCAAATTCCCATTTTCCATTTTCAGGATTGAGCCATTTATGATATACGCCACCTAGAGTCGTTGTTGCAGCTTTAATTTTGTAGCTGCTTATGTCCAACTTACCGTTATAATGGTTTTCTTCTGTATACTCTTGTAAATTTTCAACCTTAGGTCTTTCAAGTAAATTACCTTTTACAAGAAGTCCTACCTGAGCATTAGCTCTTGCAGGTACAATTTGCTCTATCTGTTTGAACAGTGTATGGTCAAGGTATTTTAATATTTTTATATATTCGAAAAAGTCATAAGGATTTGTATGTTTTTTCCAGTAGTGTGCACGTAGCACTCTAAGTCTTTTATATTCATCATCTCTATAATCTAAAGGATTACCTACGTAGTTATCAAATTTTGCACCACCTAATTCGTGAGCAATATCTAAATCTATTTCAAAGTGAGGAGCATAATAAACACCAAGTCTGTTAGAATCAAGAGGTGCAAAGTCTAATGAGCTTCGCTCTGATTTTCTACGATTATCTAATCTTCCTGATAAAGTATTATCTTCAATTCTTATTTTATCACTTACTTCTCTAGTTCTGATTAAATCAGGCATAGGTGTAAAGTGTCTTTCTTCTTCTGTTAAAAAGTCTTTTTCTATATCACCTTGAAAGTTACTTGCTGTCGCAATTCTACTTGTAAAACTTCCTGCCCAAAACTCTGGCTGTGCATTCGAAGGTGAAACATCTGGAATTTGAGTGTCTGTTGACCATGAACCACTAAATCTATTTAGGTCAGCACCTAGCGGATATCTTTGTACTAACTGTGCATAAGAACCTGTTGCTCCATAAGCTTCTATAGAAAGAGGAGCTTTTGTATGATTGTGAAATTGCTTTAAAGAATTCCAAGAATCATAAGCAGTCTGGTCATTTGTTTTAAATATCCAGCTTCTAAACTCTTGTATAGAGCCTGTGTAATGGTCGTCGACAGTACCAACTGTTGATGCGT